TATATCATCAATATCAACAAAATTGAAGTTTTCTACAATTTTAATCTCTTCTACGTCAGAAGCATATAACTTATCTAAGAACTTATCAAACTGCTTAGCATTGGTTTTTTTCTTGACAATAACTTTTACAATCTTATTCTTATACTTTGTAGTATCAAATAATTTGTAATTTGTATCTTCATAGTAGATATTAAAGAATAGACGGTGAGGATTATCTATGTGTGTAATCTCTAGAGTTTCAGTATCAAATATTGTAAATCCACGAGGATCATCAACATCAGACCAGAACATTTCGTATGGATTTCCTAGATAAAATATCCGCCCATCAGTCGATCTAGTGTGATAGTGACCGGAGAAGACATGGGAGAACTTCTCAAATAGTTTGCCGTCCAAACCATGCTCCATGATGATTTGTCGATTAACTCTAAATCCTGAGAGTTCAAGGTGCCCCATCGCGACCTTGCAAGTTGTCTTTTTAATACTTTTGAAAGTTTCATCTTGATTATCCTGATTAATCCAAGGTAAGAACAAGATGTCTAATCCACCAATATTGACTTCTTTTGCTTCTCCGTAAGTTTTGATATTGTTATACGTTTGAAGTAGTAAGTCTGGTGAGTTTATGTCATTCGTGTTCTTGTAATATGTATCATGATTACCCACAATCATATGAACATCATAAGATTTCAAACGATCAAATACAACTCTCTTTGACCACTCAAGACTTTGATAATCAATTGATTTTCTACTATCAAAGGTATCTCCCATGTGAATGACAGTAGTGATACCCTCCTTTTCTAAGGTTGGGAAAAATACATCATCATAAAAAAGTTCGAAGTAATCATGAATAAATTTTGAACCCTTTCTTGCCCCATAATGTGTATCAGTAATGATCGCAACCTTCATTGATTTCTCAACTTCGAGTGCACCGCATCTTTAATTGAATTATAGTCACTATAGTTTTCTCCATCGATCATAGTACTTCCATCTGAGAATACTTCATCAAAACCAGTCTTTTCTAAGATCTTATTCTTAATCTCCAATTGTCTCTTTTCTTTCTGGATCCTACGTAAGAATGCATAATGAATGATCTGAGTAAAATATGCAAAAGGATTGGAGGACTTTTTAGGATCGAAATTGTGAATATACTGAACACAATTTTCAATACCATCAGAAATCATATCATCTTTAAAGATATAATTAACAAAGTTTGGTTTGAATGAGAGGTGAGTTGCAATCTTAAGAAAGCACTCTCCAACGTAATTAGAAATTTGTGGTTTTGGATCTCCACGTTGTTCAGCAATTACTATACGTTGTCTATAATCAATAAGTGCTTCTAGGAACTCTTTGTTGTTAACATAGTGTACTGACCTTTTCCTTTTTGTCATTGTTGTGCCTATTGCCATATCTTATTTGTTCATTATGTATACATTATATCATGATTCTACAATAAATCAAGACTTGACAAGACCTAGTGAAATGCTTTACAATATCTTTGTTAAGGTTCACAGGGTGGGTTGTAGCCTTTAAAGCTCTCTTTGTTCTGTAGAGTTTTTGAAGATCTTTTCTAAGATCTCTTTAGCATCATTTACAGAAGACAAGTATCCCATCTCTTTAGTATTCATATTTCTACCTCTAGTTTTTTTAGAGTCCTTCTGTCTTACATAAGACTGATAGATATAAATCATTTCAACATCCTTCGATTCAGACATTGTAAGAACCTCACATAGGTTAATAGCAAACATATCATCACTAGATGTCTTTAACCAAGGTTCAATTCGATATCCCATAGGATTACCTCTTTTACTAGTTGCTTCACTTATGGTAATTGGATTACTTAGTAGCAAGATAGTTTTATTTTCTTCTATCGATGGGAGAACTTTTGAAAAAATCTCTTCACCATTTTTAAATTTGATTGTTGCAAAAAAGTCTTCTTCTAACATATATTACTTTAGATTTACAGTTACTATGTCGTAATTAAAACTTTCCTCATTGTAGATTTTTACTCTTTCAATGAAGTGATTTAATGTATAGTTTTTTCTTGAGTTGTACGTGCAGTCATCTGCAATATCATACAATGTTGCTTTGTCTTTATCTTTTGCTTTTCTTAGAACTCTACCTATCGATTGTAGGTTACGTATTCTTGATTTACTTGGAGACGCAAAGATCACATTATGTAAGTTCTTAATATTAATACCAGTAGAGAATACACCGTAAGAAGCAACAATAACTGCATCCTTTTCTGATTCGGTAATCTCTCTAATTCTTTCTCTCTCGTTCGTGTCTACTCCACCATGAACGAAGAATACCTTTCTACCTTCACTTACATTGCTATTTATTAAATTAAATAATGGTTCACCATGTCCCTCGATTCGTGAAAACAGTACAAGAGTGTTTCCATCAAGTTTTGAAACCAAGTTTTTAATGAAGTTATTTCGTTTATCATGTGATATAATAAACTGAACCTCATCTTCAAAAACTTCAAACTTTTGAGGAGGATGTTTTAGAACTATACAGTTAATATCTAACTGAGAAACGTGTCCAGTCTTCATTAGTTCTGCAGTTTTAGTAACTTTGTATGATGGACCAAAAAGTCCTTCTAACACCCACTTATGAGTTTGTGTTCCATCTAAAGTTCCAGTAAACCCAAATCTATACTTGGCATGATGCAATTTGGACATAATTGATATCAAGGACTTACTTTTGAACTGGTGTGCTTCATCACCAATAACAACACCAAATTGCTCGAAGAATTTTCTGTCTAATTTATAAATTGATTGCCAAGTTGTAATAGTAACTGGTAAGTCATGATACTTTTCTCTTCCACTATAAATCTTGTGACAGTATGAATCTGAATCCCAACCATAATCCAAAAAATCTTTATACATCTGTTCTACAAGAGATGTCGTCGGAACAACTAGAAGAATTTTTTTACCTTTATCCACATAGTATCGCACAATTGAATAAATCATCAATGATTTACCAGATGCAGTTGGACTTATCAATAATCTTCTGTTATACTTTAGAGCGTCACTTACTCCCTCAATTTGATATGAACGTGGAGTAAATGTACAGATCGATGCCATATAATCTTTGACACCTTCTTTTGTTATCTCCTCATTGATTTCAAATGGGAGACCATAATACTTATTATTTTCAAACTCGTAAGTATATCCGTGTAATTTTAATTTGTCAATTATTTTATCTAACAGTCCTACGTATATCTCTCCAGTATGAACTGAAAGTAATCTTATTTGTCCATCCCAATGCTTGCTTCGCATTTGGGGCATGAACTTTGCACCCGGAACTTCAAACGTAAAATATCTTTGTAACTCATAAAGAATATGTGGTTCACATTTTAATTTAATATAAATCTCATTCTTCTTCAGTATCTTAACGTCACTCATAGAATCATAAAATTCTAAGAATATTTAGTACTACTTATGAAACTGATAATCTAAAATTATTCTGTATAGAGAGTCTCTCATATACCACAAATGTTCTTGTTCTTCTGCAGGTCTAGCGGGAGAACCTTCCCAGTGTTCAATTCTTTTTAATACACAATAGTGCAAAAGACGAATGTCTTGTATTCTCATATCAATTTGATAATCTGGATATTGTTCTTCAAAGTCTTCCATCATCCCAATCCAGACTGGAACTTCATGAATTCAATTGAATTGGTAATATGATAAGAGCGATTGTGAATCATCTTTAGAATATCTTGTAAGAACTTTAGAATCGTATCATAATATTCAACCTTCATTTTAGCATTGGATAGATTTTCATCAGCATCCAGATACTTCGTCATTGTTTCTTTATCACGAATCTTTTTAGGAAAGGGATTTTCTTGATATACATCTGGATCCGCTTTACCAGAAAAGTATTCGTAACGATTATGTCTTATATTTTTTGTCTGCTGTTCTGCCTTCGCTTTCAATAAAATTATATTATTGAAGATGTCATAGTACTTTGCGTGAAGAACTGGAATTTTTAGGGACTCTTGGTGAAGATTATCTGGATCAATTTGTGAGTCAATATTCCACATCTTTTGGATTTCTTCTAGACTAATCATAATAACGTTTTATTTTATATTATAGCATCAATCAACTCTATATTCTATTGGATGTAGAGGTTGTCCATTGGGACCTACAATATTATACATCGTATACTTGAATGAAACCTCTGCAGTCATATATTGAATATCATTGTCAGTTGCATCAAACTGTAATGTTGATAGTTGGTATGGGAACAAATCTTTGAATATAACCTGCCAATTTGTTCTCTGATTACTACTCAAAACTATTAGTGTTCCATCAGAAAAAATGTTATGGATTCTATCATCCGAGTTATCAACTTTTCCATAATAATCTTGGAACTGTAAATTATAAATTTCTTTTAAATCTTCTGGGAATCCAATACCACGAATCCAATTTTGGATTTCCATAAAGTTATTTAGATCTTCATCAACCATGAATCTAATAGTAAAATCACCAAAATTAATGTTAGTTCCTGGTTCGGGAATCTGTCTGGTATACGTTGGTTGTGAAGTTACACCCAATGTTAAGTCTGGAATATTCGCAGCATTGGCAAAGAACGCAGCCTTGGGTGATCTTGATAGGGTAAATTTGAACCCTACAGGACTTAAGAAGTTCCTATTTGTAATCTGCTGAGACAACATTGGTTTTATTCTTTCAGTTATTTAGATAAAAAAAGAGACCCTTGCGGGTCTCTGTAGAAGATATGTGAAAAAAGATCACATAAGGTTTTTGACTTGGACTCTTCTGTAGTAACGGTTTGCGTTAGTTGTAAGAGCGCCGAGACCCTGGTTAGATACATTTCCTTCTGCGAAGGGGTTAGCAACTAGACCATAACGGGTCTTGAATCCGATCTTGGGTTGGAAGGTGTCCTCACCAACTGCACGGACCATTTGGAGGGGTACATATGGGCAGTAGAATAGACCTGCGTCATATGGGGAAGAACCCTTATAACCTACAACGTAGTACTGCTGAGCAGCAACGTTTGCAGAATATGGATCGATATATACGCGGAACTTACCAAGCAGGGTACCTGCAAAGGTGTTACCAGCGTCATCAACGTTGAGGTTAGCGTTGAGTGCGGGGGTGTAGTCTAGTACTCCAGCCATTGCTAGTGCAGATGCTACGTCTGCGGAGCACATGATTACGTTACCCTTTCCTCTACGAGTTCTTTGTGCGATTGCGTTTGCATCGCGCTCGATTTGGAAGAGTAGACCCTTGAACTTCTCAACAGACCAACGACCATTGCTGTCGATGTCTAGGTCGAATACACCAGCGGTTGCGGTGTTTGCAGCAGCACCCTGTTCAGCGGTCTTGTAGATGGTTCTGATGACTTCGCGGTTGATTTCAGCAAGAATCTCAGTAGAGAGAATGTTTGCTAGTTCCGCTTCAGCGTTCAGACCGTGGATCGCCTTGAGGTCTTGTGCTAGTTCTAGTGAGTACTCAGCTTTGAGTGCTCTGGACTTCGCTTCGACGAGGACTTTCTCGATAGAGAATGCCATCTCGTTGAACTGGTTACCA